ATTAACTATATCTACTCCACTCCTACGGGATAGTACTGAGAGTGACTCTCTTTCTATCTATGGACTGACTATCTCTGATTTGTGTTTGGGGTTGACCTTGACCTTGGGTGTAAGGGGTTTGAATTGTGTAAGGGGTTAACGAACTAAGCTCCCATAAGGGAGCGTAGATAATTACTTGAGCAAGATGATCACATTGATGGACCACACACTAACTGCGAGGAATAGAACGAATAGCTTTGAGGTCATGATGACTCCTTAGATGTAAGTGAATAGAGAACCCCGAAGGATTCTCTGATGTTGATTAAGCTGCTTTAACTGCTTTAACTGTTGTTGCTGCCAATGACATAGCGACACGGGCTTTGATTGCTGCACGAGCTTCTGTTGCTTGAGCTGCGAACTCTTCTGCTTCCATTGAACGCTTTACTGATGCCTGATCTGAGTACTGACCTGACAGTTCTTCTGCTACCTTAGCTACGTTATCGATAGACTTAGCGAACTTCTCACCTGCGGAGAAGAGAACGATAAACATGTTAGCGAACTGCTGTGCTGCTGCGAAGAATGATGAGAACATGGTGATACTCCTATATAGGTAAATCGAAAGGGAAACAACTAACCTACTCGTCAGTAGGGTGAAGCGTATTACGATGGATACGTCTAGTCCAAAGTCCTTGGCAGGATAGGGTGCTACCTACTGGATACCACTCCAATAGTTATTCCGTTCGTGCGCTTTAGCGCATACACATGTACACAATGAGTGAAGGTGGATAGACAGAAGGACACAGCATAGAGAGTGGAAGGATGAAGGGAGCTACGGAGTGGGGTGCCCCAGGCCAGGAAATATCTATGGCAGTAAGAGGGGGGGGGTACTTTACAAACTACTCGGCAGTATGTCAGTCCCTGCGTTAGTACCCAGATGATAATTTTTTCCTATATGCGAAAGTTTCTTTTCTACACTCATACCCAAATTACAATTTTCCCCAAAATGCGAATCCCAAAATCGCGGAGACTATCTCAAAAAATAATATATTGTGGGCTACCCCTAAAGTTGCTTATATGCAATGCAGTTCTTACTCTGTATTAATGTTTCTTTTGTTCATCTGTTGACTAGAATCAATTACAATCTCTACCATACACAGCCGATACAGTAACTTTACTGGCTTCATGGATAGGAGATTGTATTGTCGTTATCAATAGAAGAGTTCAAGCATGCACTGCCGGACAAGATAAAGAAGTCGGTTAATCAAGAGTTGATTGATCAGATTAATGCAACCTTGTCTGAACCAGAGATGTATGAAAGCTACCGGGATAACTTGTTAAGTTATACCAAGGTAATGGCCGATGGGCGGTTCAAGGTTAGCTCGTATGTTGAGGCAGTGAAGTATGTAAGTCATAAGCTGATGGGCGCTACGAATATCGAGGCGTACAGCAAAACCTATCCGGATAAGATTACGCGGTTCAATGCGCAGGGTGTGACGGCGAAGGACATTGCTTCGTACGTTACTGCGTACAACAAGAGCAAGCTGGTCAATCTGATCTTTGAACAGACGTTGATTCCTAGTTATGTGTTGAACCAGGATATGTATCAGCGCGCGTTGAATGTGCAGGCTGATTTGATGATGAACGCTAAGAGTGAGAAGGTAAGGACTGACGCAGCTAATTCTTTGCTGACGCAGTTGAAGATGCCTGAGATTAAGCGAGTGGAGTTGGATATCACGACACGGGAAGATAGTTCGATCTCGGCGTTGAGAACTGCGACGCTGGAGTTGGCAGCGCAGCAGAGATTGATGATGCAGAGTGGGGCAATGAATGCACAGGAAGTCGCCCACAGTAAAGTGGTTATCGATCAAACAATGCAGGAGGTTTTGTAATGAATGCTCTTTTTTATTACTTGTATCGGGTAACTGAGTTCAACGAGATTTACTACAGCAAGCCATCCTTTAAAGTCAGTGTGTGTAATTCACTGATCAGGTTTTTTTATAGTAAGCGCTTACTGGAGTACAAAGAGTTGGTGTTGCTTCGGTCTACTGTAAAGTTTCAATCAGAAGAGTTGAGCTTTGTGAATAGAAAGCTGGCCCGTAGTTTGCACATGGCTGCACGCGCCGACCTAGCAAAAGGAATAGCAGCATGAAGAAAAATACAGCAGCAGGAATGTCGGATCAGATGATTGGTATGTTGGCGCAGGTGGATAAGCAGAAGGGCTTTCCTGCTGGGACGATGTACTCGATGATGCAGCAAGAAGTGGGGGGTAATAGCGAGAAGTATCTGAAAGATCCTGCTGCTTATCATTATGGTTTGAATGCTGAAGGTAAAAGGATTGCTGGGCATACCGGTAAAGTGTCGACCGCCTTTGGTCCGTTTGGGATATTGGAATCAACTGGGCGTGACCCAGGTTATGGCGTGGTGCCATTGAAGGATAAGAGTATCGAAGAACAGATAAGGTTTTCAGGTGATTACCTGGCTGCCAGGGTTAAGCGAGAGGGTGGATTGGAAGCGGGATTGGCTGCGTATGGGGAACGAGGGAAGTATGGCAAGCAGGTAATGTCACGAATAGCCGGTGGTAATGTGCCGGCGCAAACTCAAGCACAGCCACAAATATCGAATGTAGCTGCAGCGCCTATGCCTGCACCAGATATCGTAGCGACGGCCGAGCCGGGAATGCCCGTGCAACGGGCAGCACCCGTGATCGCGCCGGAAGCGGTAGCGGAAGCGCCGTTCTTTACCCCTACTCCACAACCGGTTCCAGTACAGCAAGCGCTGGCTGAAGAAAAAATCCCTGAGTGGGATGCGCTGCAAATGGCAATGGCCCCCCAAGATTTTATGGGCAATACCAAAGCTAATTTGGGTCGTATGTCTTCTTGGTTGAAACGCGCATGAAAAGCATATTCAGCCAACGTACCCAATGGTTGTGTCACCCAGACAGCCCAGGTATGCAAGTACTCGTAATGCGTGGTTTTTGGGGTAGGTTGTTTAAGTCTGAACACTTTGCCACATTAGATGAATCATTATTTTATTCCCGCTTTATAAAGGCATATCGTGCAGATAGGTAAAACAGATCCTGTTGCAGAAGCATTGGCTCCTTGGAAAGTAGAAGAGTATCTCAATGATATCAACTACAGCATAGACCCTACGTATGTACCAAGTACCTTTGCACTAGAGTTTGTTACCTTCATTAAGTTAGTGAACGGTGCGCAAGGTGAAGAGCACAAGACTCCGCTTGTACACTACAAGATGTTGGACACTATTACTGATGGTGGACAACGTATTGTTAATCTCTGTCACCGTGGTGTAGCTAAAACCACCTTGATGGGTGAGTATTTGTTTCTGTACGTCGGTACCTATGGTGAGATTCCTGGCTTCGGTAAGATTGATCTGGCACTGTATGTATCGGACTCAATTGAGAACGGTGTTAAGAACATGCGTAAGAACTTGGAGTTCCGATGGGATAACTCTGAGTTCTTGAAAGAGTATATTCCGCGCATTCACTTTACTGATATCCGCTGGGAGTTTGAGAATGCAGACGGTAAGTTGTTTATCGTCAAAGGCTATGGCGCCAAGACCGGTGTACGTGGAGCCAAAGAATTAGGTACGCGACCACAGCTGGCGGTACTGGATGATTTGATTAGTGATGAAGACGCGCGATCGGCTACTGTGATCTCGGCTGTAGAAGATACGGTGTATAAGGCTGTGACGTACGCGCTGCATCCAACAAAGAACATGATCATCTGGAGCGGTACACCGTTTAATGCAAAGGATCCTTTGTATAAGGCAGTCGAGTCTGGGGCCTGGGCGGTTAACGTGTTCCCTGTATGCGAATCCTTTCCATGTAATGAAGAGGATTTCAAGGGAAGCTGGCCCGATCGCTTTACGTATGCATACGTGAAAACTCAATATGATCTGGCAGTTAAGACTGGCAAGATTGATACCTTCAATCAGGAATTAATGCTGCGCATTATGAGTGAAGAAGATCGTATGGTTCAGGATGGGGATATTGGGTGGTACAAGATAGACGCTGTGCTCCGTAATAAGAACCGGTTCAACTTCTATATCACAACTGACTTCGCTACATCGGAGAAGCAGAAGTCTGACTTCTCGGTGATCAGTGTCTGGGCCTATAACAATGTAGGTGATTGGTTGTGGGTAGATGGTATCTGCAAGCGTCAGCTGATGGATAAGAACATTGATGATCTGTTTAGATTAGCGCAGCAATACAAACCACAGCAAGTTGGTATCGAAGTGTCAGGGCAACAAGCTGGCTTCATTCAATGGATCCAAGATCAAATGCTAGTTCGTAATATCTATTTCAATCTGGCTTCAGAAGGAAATAGTAATGCGCCTGGTATTCGCCCAAAC